TGCCGGCGGTTGATTCGTCGCCGCGATTTTCGACTTCGTGATCTCCGCGTCGATTTTCCTATTCTCCAGATCCATCTGCGCTTTTGCCTGTGCCTCCATTGCCTGGAGTACCGTATCCTTGTCCTCCAGGTCGGACAGTTGTACGAGTAGTGACGGTGGGACCTGAATCCCCTTGCCAGCGAGATCGGCCCATGCAGCAAAATTTGCTCGACGTTGCGTCGGAGAGTGTGCTGATTCGGACACCGCCACATCGTATTTCGATAGGTCGGTGGTGGTCAGGAGCGTGGTTATCTCCTGGGTGCGGTCCACACCTTCGCCAGTCATTGGCTGTCCGCCGACCATCATTTGGGGGTTCTTCGACGCCTGGCCCGACAGCACTCGCATGGTGCGTTCCGGGGTGTAGACCTTCTGCATCAGGCGGATGATGATGCGCCCCAGTTGTTTCTTGCAGAGGTTCAAGTTGTCGAACAGGAATTCGTTGCCGATGAGTCCCTGTCGCTTCTTTTCGATCTGCGCCAGCCCGCTTTCGGACTTGGAATCAATGCCGAGCAATTCGGGGTTGATGTTCATAATCTCGCGCAATTTCGTGGTGGAGATTTCTTCAAGCGCGGATATTTCGTTCGGGAACTTGATGCCTTCGATCTGCAAGGGAACGCGGTTAATATCCGTCACCTTGAGCGTGAAGCCGGGTGTTGCGGCGTTCTCCTTGAACTTCTTTTCGGCCGGCTGATCGGGGAACGTGGACGCATCGTAGAACCATCCATACGCCGCGGCCTTGTTCAAAATATCGACGATCTGGGAGTGGCGCTTGTTGATTTCGCGTTGCGGGTCCTTCGCGGCTTCGATCTTCCCCCAGTATTTCCCATTGCGACGCTTCGCGTAAAAGGCCACCAGGGGGAACGCATCGCCGTACAGGTCGTTGTACTCATCCGAAAGGAACACGGTCCCCGCAACCAGGGTGACGCGGAGCCGGTCAATGCGCTTCTCCGTGACTTTTGCGAGTTGCTTTGCACCGGATACTTCGGCCTCATCCCAGTCTTTCAGGGACTTCGTTTCGTTGCCGATGATCGCCACATTCTCCCTGTCGTATTCCTTCCGCCAACACTCGACCAGGAGGAATTCCTTGCGGGCTACGTCGACCATCAGCGGATCGGGAGCAATGGCAAGAGGCGCGGGTACGCCTTCCTGGGCGTTGAATCCCGCGTCGTATGCGTCCGGCTTCTCCTGGGTTTCCATCGGCGTCGTTCGCAGTCCCATGACTTCCGCCATGTTCCTGGCGATTGAATCCGCCTTGTCGGGGAACATTTGTTTCATCTTCGCTTCGGAGAACCATTGCGCCTTGCAGAGATATTCAAGGTCCTTGCAGTCCACGCGCTTGTGGGGACCCAGGTAGCAATCGGATTGAGGGAATTGCTCGACAACTATATCCCCGAGCGGGTTTTTATCGTAGTCCACATACGCATGGAAGAAACCACGGCCGGTAATCATGCCGTCGTCAAAGACGTTGGTTTCTTCGTGTTCGTAATTGCATTGGTCGAGAATGTTGGTGACGACGGTGTTCAGAATGTCAACGACGCGCTGATCCCCTTCCTCCACGGGGAGATACTTTATGTCCGAGCGGTTCTGCCGCTGGTAGCCGGACAGAAGATCAATCTTCGGTTCGATTTCGTTCATGGTCAAGGCGGCGCGATCCGCCAATTCCAGTTCTTTCTTGATTTTGGGGTCCCATTGCTTGCCGGCATAGAAATCTTCCGACTCGTTTGCCATCTTGCGGCACTCATCTTCGCCGCTCCTGGCGGTTTGAAATAGACGGATGACCTCGCTTACGATGGCGGTTTCGTCCCCAGGCGGTTTTTCCTTCGGTTTTTCGGTTTCGGGGACTTCGGGGAGGATGTCGTGAACGTGACCGCCCGGTCCTTCGGTCCACCCCATCCCCATCGCCTGGGGGGACGCTCCCGGCATGGGTAGAGGCGACTCCCGCGGGACTATTTTGTGGGAATGACCTTCGTTTTGGGAAGAAACGGCGGAACCATCCGGCAATTCCAGGACGGCATGGGAGTGGGCGGGCGATCCCGCCTTCGTTGAGCGAGAAAGTGCCATTACCGACCCGTGTATTGCATCAGGATGGTGCTTGTCAACAACAAAATGTCACGCACCCATCCACCCGCGACGAATTGGTGCGGGAGTGTCATCAAAATATTGCTCGTTTTCGGGTCGAAACACCGAATCGCGGAAATATTCGGTGAGCATGAGGGCGTCCGCCCGGTTTGGGGACGCCAGCCCGCGTTTTTTCATTTCCATCTTGCTTTCGACCTTCACCTTGTCGCTACTGCCGGCGGGTTTCCATTTGATCGACGACAATTCCCCGATCAGTTCATCATCATTCGGGATCCTGATGCGCCTGGACTCGAATCTCTCCCTCACGCGCCAGTACAATTCGTCCCTCAACCTCACAAAACGATCCTCACGCGACGCCGCTTCCGCCACATTCACGCCGATCACGGTTTTTCTCATTTCCCGAAGGCGATCGACCACGCCCGCGCCAATTCCAATGCAGTCGATCAGCGTTGTCGCGGGTTTCAGGTCCGCCATTGCGCCCATGATATGCCCGCACAACTCCATCGTATCCAGTTTGCGGTATTCGATCAGCGGTTCCACCAGCATCCCCCGCCGCGGGCAGATGATTGAAACGTCGTCCCCCATGCGAGCAACGTCCACACCCAGGACAAGGCCCTGCTTTGGATTCTCCACAACATCCCTGTCCACCGCAGACATAATTAGTTCCAGGGAAATGAGCGCATCCGGCTCCGCTTCCGGGAATTCGCCCTGTACCCTCATGCGGTAGAAGTTTGAGTCCGTCCCGTACTTCCCCTTCATTCGCGCAACGTACCCCGCCATTGCCTGGGTGCCGGTTACGTCGTCCATGTTCGACGACTCGCAAGACCAATGCAGCGCAACCCAGTTTTTCCGATCGCGGTGATGCGTCTGATAAAAGTACCCGTTGTTCCGCGTGGGGTTGGAGATCAGCACACCGATATTGAATTTCCCGGTCTGGGCGCCCTCCAACGGCAGAAACACGCCGTCCGCCACGCCCGATGCTTCGTCGACACTCAGCACCATGTAGTCGGAGTGAAACCCCGCCAGGGTTTCCGCCTGTTCCTCCTTGTCGCCCGTCACACGCGCCGTCCGATTGACCACGAACGCCTCGTCCGCGCCCTTCCCTCCACGACGAAACGCCTTCTCCGATTGAATGTCCAGAATGTCGCCCAGTTTCCCCGAGGACTTCCGCATCCACACCCGCATTTCAGGCCACAGAATGTCCTGCAACTGGTGTTGCGTCGGAGCCGTCACCAGGCCACGCGCACCGGGAAAGCAAGTCAACAACCATAGGTACACCCACGCCAGAAACGCATCCTTCCCAGTCCCGTGACCAGACCTGATCGACACGCCAATCTTCCCGGCGTACTCCTGTTCCTCATCCGACAACGGAACGCCATACGCCATTTTCAACTTCGAGTCATACAACTTCCCCAAGGCACGTAACCCTTCGCGCTGCTGATTCGTCGGCACCACACCAACAACTTCCAAAACGAATTGAACCGGATCGTTCCGCCACTTCAAAAACGTGTCGTCAAGTTCACCCATGAAAACCCCTTTTTATGGATTCGTCCGCCACAGACCACCATATCAGTCGGGGTCCGGCGGCGGCGGGTGGGGCGCCGGGTCCCCCCCCTGGGTGGTGGGAGGGGGTCCCGCGGGTCCCGCGGCGCCGCGGCGCTCCAGGGCCAGGGCCTTGAAGCGCTCCGCTTCCCTTGCTTCCGCCTTGCTCACCAGTCCCATCAATCCCGATATGTTCAAATTGCTTTCCCCTCTCATCAGCCGGGCCTTGTCTACCAGGATCGCGTACTCCAGGACGGACCACTTCCTGTCGGCGTCCGCCTGGAACTGGTGCAGGGCGTCGACGCGCAAGGCATCCAGGATGACCGGCTCCTGATCCCGGATGAATTCCAGATCCGGTTTTATCCGGACGATAAGGTCCCGGAGCGCCTGAACGCGGCGCTCAGTCAATCCAAGGCGCCGGCAAATTGGTTCCAGGTTCGCGCCTTCCGTGGTGATCGCCTTCACAACGTCCCCCCGTAACCCAGGATCCGCTATCCGTCCAGGTTTTGGTCCAGGTTTATGTCTTTTTCGTTTTGCCTTATCACTCATTTATGATAGTTCCGCCATGTTTTCCGGACGTTTACGTCCTGAATTGATCCTGGTGGCAAAAAAAGCGCCATATCCCAGGCCGGGCGCCTTGCCGATCGTTCCACCTGGGGGCGCCTGGTGCGTCGTTGCCGGCCGTTTTCATGTCCTGGGCGCCGTATTCAGGAATTTTTCATTATCGGATAGGATGGTCCCCAGGTCCAGGGGTGGATTGTCGACATCCTGGGCGTCCTGGGAGCAGTACCACTTTCCGTCGATGCGGGTGGTTCCGCGGCGGTTGCATCCCTGCCGGGTGCATTTATCCCGCGGTGGTGGTCCGTTTCCTGGAGGTTTTGTAGGTGGTGGTTCGGGTGGTGGTGTTGGTGTTGAACTGAGCGCTGGCGCCGGCGGTTCCTGAGCGCCGGGCGCCGGCGTTGTAAGATCTAAATATTCTCTTTCTTTTCTTATCTTATATCTAGACCGAGTGGCTCCCGAGTTGGTCCCGAGTGAATCCCGAGCGGCTCCCGAGCGGCTCCCGAGTCTTTGCACCCACTCATCGCAATATTTAAGCAATTTCGGGATTGATATAATAAGATAGTCTCCATCGAATTCACACTCAATTTTTCCCGCCATTTCCAGGTGGGTCCGCACCCGGTCGAAGTGAGGTCGATTTGAGGCGTAAGTCCGACGCGCCCAGGTTGCTGTTAGCATCCGAACACGGGGGGGGTCCTGGGGTTCCTTGATTTCCTTTCCGACGATTTCCACCAGGCGCCAATATATTCCATATCCCGCGGCGCCGAACTTTTCAGAAAGATCCACCAGGTCCCCGTCGTCGCCGGCTGTCGTCAAGTGTCGAAACCATTTCATTTAGCCACCGCCTGGACGCCACCGTCCTGGTCCTGGTCCTGGCCGGTGGGCG